ATAAATTAACATTTGGTGAAAATGTTTCTATTAAGATTTTAGAAAAACAATCTAAAAGTCAATATGAAGGATGGTTAAATATATTATCTATTATCATTAGACCAGCAACTGAATCTAAAAATGAGTTTGGTGATACAATCTATAATGTAGAACCGTTTAATGGTGATATAGAAACTATTAAAAGAAGGAAACAATTGTTATTAAATATACCTTGTGATGCTGCTTTGTGGATTATAGAGGCTTTTATGAGTGGGAAAAGCTTATCTTCATAAATTATGAAATAATCTTTTCCCTACCGACATCAGCACAAACTAATAGAGTAGCTGTTGATGAAATGCCAGAACATTTGAATTGGATCGCTATGGTTGATAGACTTGCTAATGGTGATATAACTAAATATGAAGCTATATATAACTTATCATATGCGGAATGTTTAACTACTATGGCTTATTGGCATCACAGAGATAAGTATAACAACAACATAAATAAAAAAATGAATAAATAATTATGAAAAAAAGTAAAATTAGGATGACCGATTTACCAATCTATGATATAACTATTGAGGAAGATAGTAATCAAGGTATTCAATTGGTATCATTAGTTAAAGATCCAGCTATTGAAGTTAAAGGTATGTATTTTTCTAATCTTGATTTATCAACCGAACAATCTTATGAATTCAAAGCTATACCAGAACAACAAATAGTTTGTGGCCCAGCTATGATTCCCAACCGTAAGATTCTTCGTAAGAACCAAAATGGAGATATGTATTATGTTCGTTTTAGTGAAGAAGTTATTACTCAAATGGTTGATAAGTTTAATAGAGAAAATAATAATAAAGCTATTAATGTTGACCATACAGAGATAATGGCACCTGCTTTTATTAGAGCAAACTGGCAAATTGAAGATTCTAACTATGATAAGTCTAAATTATATGGTTTTAATTTACCAAAGAAATCTTGGTTTATTGAAGTTAAAATTGAAGACAAAACTTTTTGGGAAAGTGAAGTAAAAGATGCTAATAGATTTTCTTTTTCTATTGAAGGATTAATGGGTCAAGAATTAGTTGAAATGGTTGAAGAACAATTATCATTTGATGAGTTTATTGATTCATTAAGCGATATGGAACTATTAGAATTAATGTCTTTTGCTGACGAACCATATAATTTACCACCTGATAATCCAGATTCAACTTGGCATACACATCCAAATTGTAAATGTTCTTTCAAAGGCTCAACTTGGACAAGTGTTCCATCAGGTGATGGTTTATATCCTTGTGATAAATGTTTAGATATGGCTAAACAATATAGAAAGGCACAAAGAAGTGGTAAAAGAAGTGGTTATTCTGCTATACAAAATATATCATTTGATTATGATGGTACTTTATCTGAACCAAAAGTTCAAGCAATAGCCGAAGATTGTATATTAAATGATAATAATGTTTATATAATTACTAAAAGAAGTCCAACAGATAGTAAAGAAGTTTTTGATACAGCTATGAAATTAGGTATTAAAAAAAGTAATATAATTTTTACTAATGGTGAACCAAAATGGTCTTATTTAATAGATTGTAATATAGATACACATTATGATGATACGCAAGATGAAATAGAACAAATGAAACAAAAAACCTCTACTAAATTAATTAAAGTATAATACAAAAGAGGAACAAGGTATAGGTATATATATCAAATATATCTAATAAAAAAATAGGATAAAAAAATGAATAGAAACGAAACAATTAAATCTATTAAAGAAAGTTTGAAGAAGTTATTTTCTGCGGAAGAAAAGACTTTCTCTGATTTTGTTTTAACTGATGGAACGAAGATTACATCTTCTGCTTCTGATTTGGAAATTGGCGTTGAGGTTTATGCTGTTGATGATATGGGTAATCAAACACCGTTAAATGATGGTGATTATGTGTTAAATGATGGTAGAACAATCACTGTTGTTGCTAATGCGATTACAAACATATCAGGAAATGCTGATACAACCGAAGCTGAAACACCTGTTTCAGATGCTAATGTCGCTAACACAGCTATGGCTGATGGTTTAGCTGATAAACCAGCGGATGAAGGAGATTTAGCAAGTAGAGTTACTGATTTAGAAGCACAATTAGAGGAAATCTTGAATATGCTTAAAACTATGTCGGAAGGAACGGCTCAAGCTCAATCACAAATGATGAGTGCTGTTAACAAAATTAGCGGTGAACCTGGTGCCGAAGCAATTAAACCTGCTAAAATAGGTTATGAGGAATATAATTCTAAAAAAATTAATTCTAAAAAGAATATGGGTGAGATTGAAGAGTTAAGATCTTTAATCGCAAACAAAAACAAAGTAAACTTTTAAGTTAAATAAAAAAAACAAATAAAAAATGGCTTACAATTCAACCGTAATTACTTCTGCCCTTACTAAATATGTTGACCAATTGTCTATGGACTTGGTTAGAGAAATGGTATTACAAGGTAGAACACAACAATTTATTAGTGTTCAAACTGGCGTTAAATATGCTGATGCATTAAACATTATGACTTCAAACTTAGTCGTTCAACCAGCTGGTTGTGGATTAATAAGTGCTTCTGGTTCAGTAACACTTACACAAAACAATTTACAAGTTTGTCCTCTAATGGTAGAAGAACAAATCTGTATGCAAGGCGCTGGTTCATTAGAGCAATACTGGACTGGTATGACTTTGAAGAAAGGTTCTTACTATGATGAACTTGGACCAGAAATGTTCGCTAAGCAATATGTTGCTGATAAAGTGGATAAAATACAAGGTGTTATTGACGACCTTATATGGGTTGGTGCTTCAACAGGTACTCCATATACAGCGGATCCAAATATGGTTCAGTGTAATGGTTTCTTAAAATTATTTGATGGTTCTTACAACACATCAATTAATACAGTTGGTGCTACAAACTCAACTTACCCAACTCCAAATGGTTATACTTTCTCTGGTGCTATCACAGTTAATAACGCTATTGATATAGTAGATGCTATGGCTTCTGCTTTACCTCAAGACCTTTGGGATCAAGAAGATTTAACTTTATTCTTGTCTTACGCTCAGTTTAGAACTTATGTAAGAGCATTAAGAGGTTCAAATCCAATTGCTTACAACTTCCCAGCGTTAGAATCTGATGGTTCTTTAGCTTACTCTATCTACCACCCAGGTACGAACATAAGATTACTTGCTACAAGAGGTCTTAAAGGTTCAAATAGAATGATCTTAACTTCTGCTAAAAATCTTTACTTCGGTACAGATATGCAAAATGATTACGAATCTTTCAGAATCTGGAAATCAGAAGACTTTAACTCTATATTCTTCAGAGCAATCTGGAAGCAAGGTGTTCAAGTAGCTTATCCTTCATACATTGTATCTTACAACGGATAATAAAAAAATAAAGAATATGCGGGTGAGCTTCGGCTCACCCTATTATTCATAGAAAAATAATAACATAAAAACTATGGCTTGTATATTAACATCTGGTTACACATTACCTTGTAAAGGTATTGCTGGTATTCAAGAAGTCTACATTGGCACTTGGAATGATGGTTCATTAACTTATACTACTGGTACAACCGCTTCTAATCTTAATCAGATTACAGCATTTACTGGTGCAACCGTCTCTTTCTATAAGTTCCAACAAACAATTGAAACTGGTTCTCTTACTGAAACTGGTAACTATAACGAACAAAATGGTACTGCATATTATGATCAGGTAGTAGAAATTACCGTTCATAATGTAAACCAAACATTAAACGATCAAATGAACACACTTGGTAGAGGTAGATGGAGAATTATTGTCCTTGACTCTAACGGAAACTATTTCTTAGTGGGTAAAGTAAATCCTGTATCTGTTACAGCATTAACAGGTGGCTTAGGTAAAGCATATGGTGACTTAAATGGTTACACAATTACCTTCACCGGCAAGGAATACGATGTACTTACACAAGTAACATCAACTGCTGCGGCTTCTGTAATTTCTTAATTCATATCTTTTTAACAAAGAAGCAACTTAAAACACCTGTAAAAAGGTGTTTTTTGTGTTTATTTAATTTAATATATATTATATGAAAAAATACACATATAAAGTTTGTTCTCTTTGTAAAGAGGATAAAATAGAGAACAGAAATCCTTATTGTAAGGAATGTTCAAGAGAATATAGTAAGCGATATAGGCTACTTAAAAAGTCAAAACCAAATATAAATATGGATGGTTTAGGCACATTTATTAAAAAGATAGAAGGACAAAATCTTGATGTTGATTTTAGTGATATAAACAATATATTATTCTTTTATGAAATAATAACCACAAATATAAATGAATATGATCACTATAATAGTGGTAAACAAATTAAACTAATGTGGGATAGAATTAATATATACTATAAAAGAAATCTATAACAAAAAAATATATAACATTATGAAAATAAAAGAAGAGTTCTTGGATGTAAATATAGGTGATCCATTAACAAGAAAAGAAATCTTGGTTAGATTTATACCAATTGAATTATATGATTATTACTTTAATAATGGCTACTCTATTCTATTTGAGGAAGAAATACCACAAGAGGAAATTACAAAAACAAAAACAAAAAATGATATTTAAAATTGGTTATATATATAAGATACAATCGCCTAGTAATAAAATATATATAGGTCAAACCCTTGGATAATGGTGAATATAAAAAGAATAAAGTAATATGATATATTTAGAAACAGGATTAAACACTATAACATTAACTTTGTATGAGAAAACTACACAATTTCCTCCTTATTATACCTTTCAATTGGTTAGAAAAGGCACATTTGATGATGTTATATTCTACCAAGAAGATAATTCACCTATACCTTACTATTGGAATTCATTTACAATTTCTGTTGCTACACCAGTTGGTTTAACATCAGGTATTATAGATGTAAATAGCGGTGAGTGGACATATAATGTTTATCAAATGGCTACTCCTTATGATTTAGACTTAAATAATTCATTAGGTTTAGTTGAAACAGGTATATGTATAGTTAATGGTAGTTTTTCTAATAATGAAAGTTATAGAGGAACTATGAACGATACAATTACTTACTATAAAAATATGTAAAAAAATATGAATAACGAAAAAAAGACAATAGAATCATTTAATTTTTCCTCATTTAGTCTACCATCTGCTACTGAAAAGATTAATAGAACTAAAAAGTGGATTGAGTATGGTGTTGATAATTTATTTCCAAACTATTTAATTAGTTTGTTAAATAAATCTTCATTACACTCAGCTATTGTAAAACAAAAATCTATGTTAATAGGTGGTGGTGGTATAGCTAAAACTAATTTAAGTCCAGAAGCACAATTGTTTATTAAAAATGTATATAACGATGACGATTTAGATGAAATCTTATTTAAGATAGCTGTGGATTTAGAAGTATATGGTGCTTTCTTTTTGAACTTAATATGGAGTAAAGATAGAGAAAGAATTGCCGAAATTAACTATATTGATCCTTCTAAGGTTAGAATATGTGTTCCAGATTCGGAAGAAAAGTATCCTCAAATAGAAAAGTATTGGATAAGTGATGGTTGGGAAAAGTTAGATAAGTATCCACCAGTTCTTTATGATGGATTTTCTACTAACGATAAGAAAAATAGAAGTCAAATACTTTATGTTAAAGAATATAGACCAGGTACAGAGTGGTATGCTAAACCAGAATATGGTGAAGCCGGTATGAGATGGATTGAAACTGAATATGAGATTGCTAATTATCACTTAAATAACATTAAAAATGGTTTTCATCCTTCTATGCATATTAACTTTCCAATAGGACAACCGTCTATGGAAGAAGCTTCTGAAATCATAAGAAGATTA